TGGCGCCGGCAGAAGTCCGACGGCGGGCCGGCCAAGGAAGGAGGAGCGTCGTGAGCGAGCCGAAGGAATACAGCATCGTCGATGCTTCCAAAATCTTCGCACGCTGGGTCATCGTTGACCCTCGTGACATTTCCCGCCGCATGGAGATGGACGATGCCAACGGCTTCGCCCTGCGTCTGTTTGAACTGACCGACGAAAACGCCCGCCTCAAGGCCGAGGTCGAGCGGCTTAACGCAGAGTGCAACGGATTAATTAAAGGAGCAGAAAGCGATATTGCTTACTACAAGGCCGAGGTCGAACGGCTGACCAAGGCAGGGGATGTGATGGCTGATTGGCTGGATAATCAAGGCAACTATGGCGGCCTAACTGATGGCTGGCATGCCGCAAAGGAGGGCAAGCAGCCGTGAGCGAACCTGAACGCTATGGAACTTGCTCCGATGCAAACGGAAATTGGGGCATTGAAGACGACGGCAAGGTCATCTTGTCCGGGCTTGTATCTCACGACGATTGCGACGCTGTGATGGACATTCTCGACGAGCGGGACGCACTCAAGGCCGAGGTCGAGCGGCTCCGCTTTATCGGTGATGAAATCATTATGGATGTTTATCGCTCTGAATGTCTCACCGACAAATGGTGCAAGATGGCAAGAAAATGGGAAGCCGCCAAGGAGGGCAAGGAGTCGTGAAGCCCGACGCCGAACAGATCCAGCGCCTCGGCTTCGAGGCTTGGGCCGACAACCTGATCGTCAACGCCCTGGAGGACATGGCCGGCGGCTCGCCTGTCGAGCTGGACTTGGAACAGGGCGACCTGACCTTGCTCATCCGCACCGACGGCAAGGAAGCCACCGCCACCGTCCGAGCCTATGTCGAGGGCAAGGGCTGGCTCTACCACGACCGGGTCATCCACCTGAAGGGAGGCCGGCCGTGAAGCCTATCGTCGACTCCATCAAGACGACCGAGGAAGCAATCGCCTTTCTGAGGGAGCATGGCAAGTCCGACCGGGTGATCCGTCGCCTGCTCGACCTGTCGCCCAAGGTCTACAAGCGCCTGACCCGCCGGCAGAAGGACGGCATCAACCCCGTCGCGAACGCCTGGATGAACCTGGTCGTCCGCAACCTCAACGAAAGGCAGGCGCCATGAACGGCCTGCCCTGGCTGAGTGAGGCGCAGTTCAAGGCCGAAATCTGGCGCTATGCCATGTGGTTCGCCTCATGGCAGGACGGCCGGGCCGGCATCCCTTGGGCCGAGTCTTGGGCCAAGACCGAACGCCTGACCGATCTGGAGCTGGGCGAAGGCAACTGGAACAAGGACGCCGCCTTTTCCGAGTGCCGGTCCAGCCACGATAACGGCAGCAGCGAAGCCCGACGCGACGCCGCACGCGCCAAGGATGGCGTTTTACCCCAGAATGTCTGGGGAGACCCGCCGGCAACGGCGGCTTATCCGCCCCTGATCGGGAGGTATGAAGCCCGATGACCCGAGAGTTCGAGATGAAGTTCGAGGGCGTCACCTATCAGGTGAAAGTCTGCTTCTCCCGGCGCTGGGAGGATGACTCGTTCGACTGCCACATCAACGGCCGGCCCGGCACGCATGAGTGCGGGCATTGGGAAGCCGACATTGATACCCTTCAGGTCGTCAGCTGCACGGACGCCGAAGGGCAGGATGAAGATCCCTGCTGGACGGAGGGCTTGCAGGAGGCGATTGAGGAAAAGGTCGCGGAGTTGGACTGCGACGACTGATTTAGGCGGGGGAAGGGAGCATAGGGGTATGCGATAGCACCCCCGCCGGGCCGCCCTACGGGGCGGCCTTTTCGTTTATGAAAGCAAACCGCCCCTGGCGTTAATAACCCCCCGCGCTATTAACGCGGGACAGGCAGGGAGAAGGGCAAGGCCAAGGGGTAAAACTCAGCGGGCGAAGCCCGCTTGCCACCCCCTTTTCCCACCCCACAAACTTGCTGTTTTTGTGTCAAAAACCATCGTCGAGGAAAGGGGTTGAAAAGGGGGTTTCCCCGCTTCCTCAAACCCTTCGAGGAAGGGGGGGTTTGCGTTGATTATCAATGACTTAACCCCGCTTCCCCGCAGTTGCTTCATTTTTGGAGCGTTCGAGGATACTCTCGCAACCTGTTGAAAAGCAAAGGCTTAACCACGTTTTACCCCCCGTTGAGGAAGGGGGGGTATCTCTTTAGAGATAGATACGGCTTCCTCGGGCAAAGCCCGTTGTGCCTAAAGGCACGGGCATACCCGACGCCGGGATTATCTCTGCCAACCCCATCCCCGAAACAAACAAACAAACAAACAAACAAACACCCCGACCTGTTGGCTTGAGTAGTCCGCCCCGTCCGCCATGGTCGAGGGGTGATCTACCTGCTCAACGTCCCTGGCATACCCCGCCCCCAACCCCGCCCAAGGTTCGTCAAGGGCCGGGTCGTCTCGACCGCCGACGCGAACGCAAGGCGCTGGATTTCGTCCGTCGTCCGGGTCGCAGCTGAAACCGCCCGCGTAAAGGGCAAGGCCGAAGGCCCGCTGTCCGTCTGCCTTGGCTTCACCTTTCCGACCCGGGACGCCAAGCGCTGGGGCTTGCCCCACCTTCACCGCCCGGACGCTGACAACCTGGCCAAGCTAGTCCTGGACGCCGCCATGAAAGCCGGTCTGATCGCCGACGACGCAACCGTTTCCTGCCTCGCCATCCGCAAGACCTGGGGCAGAGTTGGCGAGGAAGGCTTGGCTATGACCCTCGGGCCTGATCGCAGGGTGTTGCTTCCAGCCCCGCCGAATGACCGTCCCGACTGGTTGTGAGGGTCGGGGGTAGCAGGGTAAGGGCGGGACAATCAAAACGCCTTACAGGGCAAATGCGGAGGCAGTCCGAAAAGGTCAGGAAACAAAAAACCCCCGTTCAGGGGGTTTTGTTCATTCCGGGCAGTTCGCCGGTCTTGTCGTCGGCAGGAGGGGGAGGCTGCCAATCCCGCACTTCCTCGCCGATCAGATTGAACCCGTCAGCGCCGGCAATCTCCGTCTGCTTCGGGTCGGTCATCGCCTCACCCCCTTGCACAGGTCCAGCAGCAGCGCGTGCGTGTCGGCTTCCCGCTTCATCTTGTCGATAAAGCGATACTGCGCCGTCACCGCGTCGCGGGCCAGCCACATCCGAACCGAACCGCCCTTCTCGCACCAAGCCGCTTCGGCCGCATCCCGCTCCGCGATCAGCGCAGGCAGGTCGGCGATGGCCTTGCGATGCTTCTCGGCGTAGTAGGCCGCCTGCTGTTCGAGCGTGATCGGGTGGCTCATCGGTTGCCTCCTTCCAGCAGCTCGACGCCGACAATCTTCCAGACGGTTTCCTTGCCGGTGTTGTCGTCTTCATCGATGACGACGGAAACGGCGTGGAAGTAGTAATCACGGGCGTCTTCCAAATCTCGGAAGCGACCGCTCCACACGGCTTCGCGCGTGGCGTGGGTCTTGAGGTTAATCTGCCTGACTCGGACAGCCAGGAACGGGACGGTTTCGGTTTTCATGTGTTGGGTGGGTTGGAGATTAGAGGCAGAACGCAAGGACGGTCAGCACGTAGGCGACTGCGGCGATCAGCAGGGAGATAAGGCCTTCTTTCAGGGTTTGCATGGTTTGGGTTGGGTTGGGTTGGGTTGGTGGGAAAGGTTCAGATGCCAGACGCCCGCAGTTCATCGTCAAGCGCGTTGGCAAGGTTCGTGAACGTGATGCCAGCCCGCTCGTAAGCGGCCGAGGCCTCGCTGTATTCCGCCGAGTAGCGGCGGCAATCGCCGGGCTTGTGATCGGAGGAAGGGAAGCGGGCCTCGTCTTCGTAGAAGCCGCACAGTTCGACAGCATCGGCCTCCGCGGCATCGGCGGCGTGACGTCCGAGGATTGCAATCAGGGTGACGAGGTCGCCGCTGTGCGTTGCCTCGCATCCAATCTCGTTGTGGGCCTGCTGGGCGGCGTCCTGAAGGATGTCGGCCTTCTGGGCGTGGGTGTTAATCTCGACCAGCAGGGCGGCGAGACGGGCGGTGACTTCGTGGGCGGTGTTTGTGGTTTTCATGGTTGGGGGGAAATTGGATCTGGTGGCGTTGGCCTCGTCAGCGCTGGCATGACCAGCGGACGCCTTGCGGCGTTTCGGCCTTAGAGGGTCTTCAGGGTGGCAACGAACTCTTCGGCGGTGAACTCGGACGGCAGGGCGTCAGCCTTGGCCTCGGCGGCGGTGAAGGCCTCGGAAGCCTTCCAGCAAGCGCGGGCGGCATCGTTGGCGACTTCGCCGCAGGCGTAAAGGTGCAGGGCGTAGGCCCGGGCTTCTTCCTCAGGGCCGTTGCCGCGATGCGTCTCGCCCGTCTCGCGGTCGACATCGTAGCCGTCCGCCATGGCCTCCATGTCATCTCCCACCTCGGACGCAACGGCGGCGGCAAGGTCGAGAAGGCTTCTGACTAGATCCATGCGTCCGTCATGCCCGTCCGCCGCCTGCACAAGGTCGGCGGCGATGTCGGACGGGTCGAGGGAGAGGATTGCCAGCATCAGGCTGGCGTGGGTGTCGGGTTTGCTCATGGTGTTTGGGTTGGGTTGGAGAGTTAGGTCTGGAGTTAGTTGGCGTCAGAGATGCGGTCGAGGGCGTTAAGGGTCAGGCGCAGGGACTCGGCAACGCTGGCGACTTGGCATGCGCCGTCATGGTCAACTTCTGCGTCCTCAACCCAAGCGGCGTAAGTGGCGCAGGCGTCGCCAAGGCCGACAGGCTCGCCGTTGTCGTCTAGGTGGTTGTCCCATTCGGGAACGGTGACGGCGGCAGGGACTTCCTTCGCGGCGGCCTTGAGCAGGCCGAGCAAGGCCTTGAGGTCGGCGGCGCTGACGAGGGCGTTGCCGCTCTCCTTCGTGGCGGCGTGGTTCGCCTCGACAAAGGCGATGAGGCGGGCAAGGCGGCGGGGCTTGCCATCGGTGCGGTGGGCGGGCGTGTGCATTTGAGTTCGGTGGTTATTGGGTTTTGTTGGTGTTTGGTTGTCTTGCGACACCTACACCTTGGAGGGTGTTGGCCTGCGATGCAACATTATTTTTTTGCGAGTGGATAGGCAAAAAACGGACGTTCTGACAGCGTGAAAAAGCACACGCACGCCCGCAACCTCGTTAGGGGTTCGAGCGTGCCAGGCGCTGCGCTTGGCCTCGCTCCTGGCTCGCCTCGGTTCGGATCTAAACGGCGGCCTGCGGCTCGCCGCGTCTCGCTTCGGCTGGCGGCCTGCGACTCTCGGCGACCGTTGCGCGTGACGTTGCACGCAACCCTTGAGAGAGGCCCCGCCAATCGTGGGGTGTTACTGCCTACGGAGGGCGATAGCCTGCCGACCGCCCGCCGCAGGCCGCCGACCGTCCCACCGCCCGCCGACCGCCTGCCACCACCGGCCTACCCCCCGCCACCCCCCCGCCGCACGCGGGGGGATTCAATCCCCCGCCCTTCGGGAAAATCCGCGTATCCTAAAAACTTTTCCCTACACGCCGTAGTCTGACGTCTGCTTGCTTCCGCCGCTTTTGTCGGCCAACATCCTCCGACATGAGCCAGCCTCCTACGCCGTACGACCGGTCGTACAACTTCACGGACTTCCAGACGACCAACCCGACGACGCCGTTGCCGGGCAACAAGGTCGACCAAGAGCTGAACAACGTCCGGACTTCGCTGAACCAAGCCATCAGCCGCCTAGGCGAAGTCCAGCGTGACGACGGCAAGGTGCGGGATTCGGCGCTTAACCTGGACACCATCGCCTCGGCGGTGTCGGGACAGGTCAGCATCGCCGCCACGCAGGCCGTCAACGCGGCTGGTGCGACGCAGGTCGGTGCGGTCAACTCGGCTGGTACGACCCAGATTGCGGCCGTCAACTCGGCCGGTGCTAGCAACCTTGCTTCGCTCAACGCCGCGATCAACTCGACCAACGCCACCACGGCTGTCAACGCGGCGACCAACGCCTCCAACTCTGCCGCCGCCGCTCTTGCCTCGAAGAACGCCGCAGCTGCTTCCGCCGCCACGGCCTACACGGAGATGGCCAACGCTTCGGCTTCGGCAGCCGCCGCCGAAGTGTCTCACGTCAACGCCCTGGCCTTGGCTCAGGATGCCGCCAACTCCGCCGCGTCTGCCTCCGCATCCGCCTCGCAGGCGGCTCTTTCTTCGGCGCATGCTTCCGGCTACGCGAACGACGCCGAGCAATCCAAACTTGGAGCTTTGGATGCCAAGGCTCAGGCGCAAGCCGCCGCAGCTCAGGCGACCAACGCCGTCAACAACGCCGGTGCGATCATCATCGGCGACGTGCAGAATCTGGTGGATGAGGCGGCTGCTTCGGCTACCGCTTCCGCCAATTCGGCGAGTTCGTCCAACACCTACGCCTCGCAGGCGCTGACGTCCAAGAACGCCGCAGCCGGTTCGGCTGGCGCCGCCGCATCATCCGCTTCCTCGGCTTCTTCCTCCGCCACCGCCGCAGCTTCTTCGGCTGCCGCCGCCGCTACGTTCAACCCAGCAAATTTCGCCCCGATTTCCCACACGCACTCCATCGCACAGGTGACTGGGTTGCAGTCGGCGTTGGACGGCAAGATCGCCGAGGCTCCGACGGATGGCCAGCAGTACGCCCGCCAGTCTTCGGGCTGGAGCGTCGTGACTCCGTCTTCGCCTTCCCCCGCTGACGCCCTTGACGCCGACCATGTCAACGCCGTCGGCAACGCCTCGTTCAAGGCGTACGGCACCGTATCCCCTCAGGGTTCGTTCAGCTACGGCGACGGGACTTTCTCCCTGTCCCTTCCAGGCGCCTACGAGGGCAACGTCCAGTTCATCAGCGACACGGCTTTCTCGATCACGCGTGTCAGCGTCAGCACCGGCGACTGGCAGATCCGTTATCCGCAGAGCTATCTGACCGGCAATCCGCCGGCTTCCATCGCCGACCTGGTGACTTTCATCAACGGTGCGGGTGTCGGGGCGGTTGCTTCGTACAGCGGAACCGGGTCTTCGTACAATTGCGACGCGCTGGATACCACGATCAACACCTTCAGCACGACCATCGGAACGACGTCGCTGGCTTCGGGCGACAAGTTCCTTCTCGCCAACAACAACGCCTTGCTGTCGGCCCTGACAGACTTCGCCCGCAGTAATGGCGCCTTCGAGCCGGGCAGCGGCAACGCCGTCGCCCTCGGCTACCAGAACGGCGTCGTGACGTTCTTCAACCTCGGTGGCATCTACGCGCCTTCGGCCAACGCCAGCTTCTCCGGGACGCTTACCAGCGGCGGACAGTTCTACTCGTACAACGGGATGTACGTCAGCGGCTCGAACGCCACGTACTTCTCCCCGAATACGGTATTCCAGAAATACGTCAGCATCACCAACAACACGTCCGACGCCTCGCTCGCCATCGACGCCACCGGAACGGGCAGCTCGTTGACGGTGACGAACGCCGGCGCCAATCCTGCCGTCAAGATCACGCAGACAGGCACGGGCAACGCCTTGGTCGTCGAAGACGCCGCATCGCCTGACAGCAGTCCGTTCATCATCGACCAGTACGGCAACGTGCTGATCGGTTCCACCGCCCAGGCCTACGGCTACAAGGTCGAGGTCAACGGCGGCATCAAGGCCCTCGGCACCGTCGACGCGCAGTTCCTCCAGCTTCCCGGTGCTTCCTCGTCCGGCGCCACGCTCCGCCTGCCTCAGGGTTCAGGCCCGCCGACTTCCCCGACCAGCGGTGACATCTGGCATCTCAGCAACGGTCTGTTCATCCGTGTTGGAGCCACCACCCAGCAGGTCGCTTTCGTCAACAGCCCGACCTTCACCGGCACGCCTGCGGCGCCGACTGCCGTTATCACGGACAGCTCCACCACGCTCGCCACCACGGCCCTCGTCAAGCAGGGCGGCCGTCTTCTCAACGTCCGCTACTTCACCACGGCTGGTTCCTCGACCTACACGCCGACGACAGGCACGCAGTTCGTCGAAGTCGAAGTCGTCGGCGGTGGCGGAGGAACCAACGGCGTCGGCACGGTCAACCAGACTGCTTATTCCGGTGCCGGAGGTGCCGGCGCCTACGCCAGCAAGAAAATCACCTCAGGATTCTCCGGCGTCACCGTCACGGTCGGCGCGGCTGGAGCGGCGAGCGGTTCGGCCCTGACCGGCGCCACGAACGGCGGCACTTCCTCGTTCGGCGCTTTGGTTTCCTGCACGGGCGGCAACGCCGGTGGCTCGACCGTCAGCTCCGGCAATTCCACGGGCGGCTCCGGCGGCACCGCCACGGGCGGCGACCTGAACGTCGACGGCCAGGCCGGCCTTGCGTCATTTACCGGTAATTCCACCGGAGCCTGCGGAGGAAGTTCCGCCTTCGGTTTCGGAAAGGGCGGTTGCGGTGGCGTCACTAACGCCACGCTCTACGGATCTGGTCAGGCCGGCTTCGGATACGGAGCCGGAGGCGGCGGAGGTTGCCGTCTCACGGCAGGTGCGTCCGGCGTCGCCGGCACGTCCGGCACGCAGGGCATCGTCATCGTTAGGGAATATTGCTGATCATGAAGACATTCGCACGCATCCAAGACGGCTGGGTCAGGGAAGTCATCGTCGCCGACGAGCTTCCCGAGTTCACCCCCGAAGTGACGGCCATGTTCGTCGAGGCGCCGGAAGGCGTCGAGCAGCATTGGCGGTTCGACGGGGCTAACTGGACGCCTCCGCCTCCCTATCCCGCCGAATGACGCGGAAGGCTCCCAACGCCGAGGAAAAGAGACGGCTCGCCGAGATCGCTGAGGTCGAGGCGCAGATGCTTGCCGCGCAGCGGCTCATCCGCGTGAAGAAGGCGCGTGAGACGTTGCTGGACTTCACGGCGATGACCATGCCCGACCCTGAGTTCCCCGACGACGCCGAGAAATCGCGGTATCAGCCCGTCAGGCATCACGAGACTATCTGCGCCGCCCTCGAACAGGTCGAGAAGGGGGCTTGGCAGCGTCTCATTATTTCCATGCCTCCACGCCACGGTAAGAGCGAGCTGGCGTCCCGCCGTTTCCCGGCATGGTTCCTTGGCAAGGATCCGTATCGGCAAGTCATCTTCGCGACCTACAACGAAGACCTGGCGATGGACTTCGGTCGTTCGGTCCGCGAGATCATGCGGTCGCCGTCTTTCAAGCAGGTCTTCCCGGGGTGCAAGCTGCGCCAAGGCGAGCAGTCGGCAGAACGCATCAAGACGGACGAGGGAGGGGTGGCTAACTTCGTAGGCGTGGGCGGCGGCCTGACCGGCCGAGGCGCCGACTTGCTGGTCATCGACGACCCAATCAAGGGCGTCCAGGAAGCCGAGTCCAAGCGGGAGCGGGACAAGCTCTGGGACTGGTTCACGAACGTCGCCATGACCCGACTTATGACCGCCGCACGGGTGGTCATCATCATGACCCGCTGGCACGAAGACGACCTGGTCGGCCGGCTGACCGATCCTCGCAATCCCTGCTACGACGACGAGGTCGCCCAACAATGGCGCATCCTCAGCCTTCCGGCCATCGCTGACGACAACGACCCGATGGGCCGTGCCAAGGGCGAGGCGCTATGGCCTGAGCGATACCCGCTCGAATACCTCAACGAGATTCGCCGGCTCAACGGCAAGGGCTTCTCCGCCCTGTATCAGGGCAAGCCGACGCCCGACGACGGCGACTTCTTCGAGCGTAAGTGGCTGAAAACCTACTCGCCCGAGATGCTGCCGAAGAACCTGCGGGTCTACGTGGCGTCCGACCATGCCGTCTCGACGGCCCAGACGGCCGACAAGACCTGCCTCATCCCGGTCGGCGTCGACGAGGAAGACAACATCTGGATTCTTCCCGATGTCTGGTGGCGCCGGGCCGACACGGACGACGTCGTCGACGCGATGGTCGACTTGATGCAAAGGCATAACCCATCAATCTGGTGGGCGGAAAAAGGGCATATCTCCAAGTCCATCGGCCCGTTCCTTCGCAAGATCCAGCAGGAGCGGGGCGTCTACACGGTCGTCGAGGAAGTCACCCCGGCCAAGGACAAGCAGACCCGCGCGCAGGCCATCCGTGGCCGCATGGCGATGGGCAAGGTCTACTTCCCCAAGTTCTCCCCTTGGTGGCAGGACGCCCAGGACGAGCTGCTGAAGTTCCCCTCCGCCCGTCACGACGACTTCGTCGACGCTCTGGCCCACATCGGCATGGGTCTGTCCCGCCAGGTGGCGGCCAACGGACCTGTGGTCAAGGTGCCGGACCAGCCCAAGCCAGGCACGCTGGCATGGGTCAAATGGGCGACCAAGGCCGAGGATGCCCGACGCATGTTCTTGCGAATGGGCGGTTTTTGAACATCAACGATAGCAAATGGAAAACATGACCCAGCCGTCGGAACCGCACGACGAAAGCGCCGAAGCCCTCCCGCAGAACGGCATCGTCAGGGACAAGCCTGACCCGGATCCTGCCCGAGCCGCCCTCGTCAAGGAGTGGCAGGACAAGGTGATGCGCGGCAAGAAGCATTGGCGTCCGTCCTTCGACCGCATGAAGGAGGACATGGATTTCTTCATGGGCCGCCAATGGCCCGACTCCTACGAGAAGGACGACCGCTACGTCGCCAATCTCATCCAGCGCCACGTCTCCCAGCGCGTTTCCGCCCTCTACGCCAAGAACCCCAAGTTCGTCGCCCGTCGCCGGCAGACGATGGACTTCGCCACATGGGACGGCGACATGGCGTCCTTGCAGTCCATCCAGGTCGCCATGCAGAACGCAATGGCCACCGGCCAGCCTATCGACCCGGTGATGATGCAGACCTTGCAGGAAGTCCAGCAGGGCTTCCAGAAACAGCGCATGGTCGAACGCATCGCCAAGACGATGGAAATCGTCGCCGAGCATGAGATCAACGAACAGCAGCCGTCGTCAAAGTCGCAGTTCAAGGCGCTTGTCCGCCGCGCCTGCGTCACCGGCGTCTCCTACCTGAAGCTGGGCTACCACCGCGTCATGGAGAAGGAACCGGGCGACGTCGAACGCATCAACGACATCACCGACCAGATCGCCACGCTCCAGCGCCTGACGGCCGACATGAAGGACGGCGAGTTTGAAAGCACCAGCGCCAAGATGGAGCAGCTCAAGCAACTGCTCAAGGAATTGTCCGAACGCGAGGACATCATCGTCCGCGAGGGCATCGTCTTCGATTTCCCCCTTTCCACCAGCATCATCCCCGACCCGAAGTGCCGTCAGTTGAACGGCTTCATCGGCGCCGAATGGGTCGCCCAGGAATACATCTTGTCGTGCGACGACGTGAAGGAACTGTACAAGGTCGACCTTGGCAGCAACTACACGGCCTACGAGGAAAACCCGAACGGCGTGTCGCCCGACGGCACCGAGAAGAAAGCCCTGGTCTGGGAGATCTACTCGAAGAAGGACAAGCTCTGCTACGTCATCGCCGACGGCTATCCCGACTTCCTCAAGGAGCCGGACGGCCCTGTGCTGGACCTTGAGCGTTTCTGGCCGTTCTTCACGCTGGCCTTCAACGAAGTCGAATCGGACAAGCACATCTTCCCCGTCTCCGACGTGCGGATGCTGATGCCCATCCAGAAGGAATACAACCGCTCGCGTCAGGCCTTGCGCGAACATCGCCACGCCAACCGCCCGGCCTACGCCACCTACATGGGTGCGTTGTCGGAGGAAGACCAGAACAGGCTGAAGGACCATCCGGCCAACGCCATCATCCAGATGAACAATCTGGTGCCGGGCAAGTCGGTCAGCGAAATCCTCCAGCCCATCCAGCATACGCCTCTCGACCCTGCCCTCTACGACACCACGCCCCTGCTGGACGACATGATGCGTACGGTCGGCACGCAGGAAGCGAACCTCGGCGCCACCGGCAATTCCACCGCCACGGAAGTCTCCGTCGCCGAAGGCAGCCGCATGTCCTCCCTCGGTTCGAACATCGACGACCTTGAGGACTTCCTGTCCGACCTTGCCCGCGCAACGGGACAGGTGCTGCTCATGCAGATGGACGAGACGACGGTGAAGAAGATTGCCGGCCCCGGCGCCGTCTGGCCGCAGCTCACCGCCCAGGACATCGCCCAGGAACTCCTGCTCGACGTCGAAGCCGGTTCCAACGGCCGCCCGAACAAGGCCGTCCAGATCAGCAACTGGGAGCGTCTCGCCCCTATCATGCTCCAGGTTCCTGGAATGAACCCCGAATGGATGCTGAAGGAAACCATCAAGCGCCTGGACGACAACCTCGACCCGACGGAAGCCATCCGTGCGGCCCTGCCGTCCATCATCGCGATGAACTCGGCCAAGACCCTCGGCCCGCAGGCCCAGCCTCCCACCGGAAACCCCGCCACCGACCCTGCTTCCCAAGGCATGGCCGGCAGCCTGAACGCCCAGTCTCCCATGCAGGCCGCCGGCAACGACGGCCCTCAGCCGCCTCCCAGCCCCGGCCAGATCCGGGCAGGCCATGTCCCCACGCCTTGAAATCTGTTGATTTTGTAGGCCAACGACAGCATACTGATTCTACCAATGGACCAAACCGACAAAACCGACACGCTGGCTAACGCCACCGAAACCACCGACAACCAGCCGCTTACGCAAGCGGCTGAACCCATTTCCTCGCCGGCTGAGCCGGCGAAGGCCGACGCTAAACAAGACAGCACGCCGATCTCGTCGGAGGCGGGCGACAAGGACGCTAACAAGAAGCCATCTTCTCTGCTCGACGCCGTAAAAAGCGCCGTGACGAAGAAGGCTGACGCGGCATCGTCCACCGTGGGGAGCGACGGCAAAACCGCCGAAGATACTGAGGCAGACCCCAAAGCTCTGGACGACAGCGCCAAGGATAAGCCCAAGTCTGACGCAGCCGAGAAGCTTCCGTTCCACAATCATCCCCGCTGGAAGGAGATGATCACCGAACGCGACGCCTTGAAACCCAAGGCCGAGCAGTTCGAGAAGATCACGTCCTACATGGCCGCGAACGGTCTCTCCAATCAGGAAGTCATCGAAGGGTTCCAGGTAATGGCCCTGATGAAGACGAACCCGATGGAGGCCCACAAGCGGATCAGCGAGTACAAGGCGAAACTCGACGCCCTCGTCGGCGAGAAACTTCCGGAAGACCTCAGCAAGAAGGTCGAGGAAGGTTTCACCGACAAGGAGACGGCACAGGAGAACGCGCGACTCCGTGCGGAGAAAGCCTTGTACGAGCAGCGCCAGCAGCAGGCCAGTGAAGCGGCCGTCGCCGAAAGGCAGCGGGCCATCCATTCGGCCGTGGTGAATTGGGAACAGAAGATGAAGGCAACGGATGCCGATTGGTCCGCAAAACAGGAGTTCGTGACTGACCAGGTCAAACTGATGCTGGCGGCCGAGCAACCGTCGACCCCGGAGCAGGCGCTTTCGCTCGTTGAGCGAGCCTACTCCATCACAAGGGAACGGATGTCTCGTTTCGCGCCTCAGCGCAAGCCTGTGACGCATGTCCCGAGTTCCACGTCGTCCGCAAGCGCCGTCACCCAGCCCAAGACCCTTCTCGAAGCGGTCCGGAACGGAGTGATGGCATCCCGCTAAAAACCCTAAGAACCAGATCCCATGGCCTTCACCACTCAGGAACTGAACAACATCACCGCGTCCGCCCTCGATTTCTACATCAAGGGCGAGGCGTTCGCCCAGTCCATCCAGGAAAAGCCTCTGCTCGCGGCCCTCACCAAGAAGCAGAAGACCTTCCCGGGCGGCAAGGGTAACATCAGCATCCCGGTCGTCTTCGACTACACGACCGCTATCGCTGGCTTCACCCACAATGACACCGTCTCGTACGCCAACCCGGCGAACACGAAGCGCGTGGTCTATCCGTGGAAGGAAATCCACGCCGGCATCAGCCTGACGCTCACCGAGCTGAAGACTGACGGCCTCAGCGTCACCGATTCCCTCAACGGCGACTCCGTGTCCAAGCACTCCGAACGCGACCTCACGGTCCTGACCGGCCTTCTCGACATGAAGCTCGCCGACATGACCGAAGGCTGGAACCGCTCGTTCAACCAGATGCTCTGGAAGGACGGCACCCAGGACGCCAAGCAGGTCCCCGGTCTGCTCTCGATGATCACCGACGACCCCACCACGGGTACCGTCGGCGGCATCGACCGTGCCACGACCGCCTTCTGGCGCAACCGTTCCCTCGTCGGAGCCAACAAGCTGACCTACGTCTCCGGATCCCAGGTCATCTCGAAGGCCCTCCGCACGGAAGTCCGTCAGCTGAACCGCTTCGGCGGCAAGCCCGACCTCATCCTCGCCGGCTCCGGCTTCCTCCAGAAGCTCGAAGCTGAGATCGCTGAGAAGGGCTTGTACACCCAGCAGGGCTTCATCAAGAACGGCACCACGGACATCGGCATCGCCAAGATGGCCATGCTCGGCGTCGGTGAGTTCCAGTACGACCCGACCCTCGACGACCTCGGTCTGACCAACCGTGCGTACTTCATCGACCGCTCGAACATCAACCTCTACGTGATGGACGGCGAAGACAAGAAGACGCACAGCCCGGCCCGTCCGTACAACCAGTACGTCCTGTACCGCGCGATGACGTGGACCGGCGGCCTGGCCGCCAAGCAGCTCAACGGCTGCGGCGTGTACGAAGTCGCCTAAGCGTCAGTCCATAGCCTCCGGGGGGCGGTTCCGAAAGGACCGCCCCCTTCTTTTGCTTGCAACGCCCGACTCCATGGGCAGGATTCAAGACATGGAATACGCCAACATCGAAATCCGACTCTCCGGCTCCCGCGACAACACCGTCATCAAGGAAGCCTCCGCACCCGAGATCGCCGTCTACCGCGCGATCCACGGCCTCGACGCCATCGTCTCGCCGAAGTTCTCCCGCGTGGGCGAAGTGTCGTCCGCCGAAGAACGCAAGCGCCTCGTTGACACCTACGGCGCCGAAATCGTCGAGAAGCTGTTCCCCGGCGTCACCGGCGTCCTTCCGACGACCCTCGCGGCCGTCGGCATCGAAGCCGAAGTTCCTGCCTTGAAGAAGGGCAAGTAAGACATGGCACGCGGCACTCAGCTGTCCGCGCTGGTCGACCAGCTAAGGGCTGAGATCGGCGCGTCCACAAACGTGGCGATGGGCGTCAACATGCTGCCCATCCTCAAGCAGGTCTTGAAGCGGACGCAGGAACGCCTGTGGGCCGACTTCGACTGGCCGTTCGCATGGATCGAGCGTGACGAGCAGTTGCTGGACGGCCAGCGCTACTACACATTCGACAACGACATCGACTTCGACCGCATCCGCGTGGCCTCGCTCTATTACGGCAACGTCTGGCGCGGCATCGAGTACGGCATCACGCCGGCGAATTACAACCTGTCGAATCCCGACCTGGGGATGAAGCAGGACCCCATCCAGCGCTGGCGCCATTGGGAAGGCAATCAGTTCGAGGTCTGGCCCGTGCCGTCGTCCTCGACGACCAAGATTCGTTTCAAGGCTATCAAGAAGCTGAACCCTCTCATCTCCGACAGCGACACCGCCGAGCTGGACGACAACCTCATCGTGCTGTTCGCGGCCGCCGAGATGCTCGCCCGGGCCAAGTCTCAGGACGCCTCGTACAAGTTGCAGGCCGCCCAGGACTACTTCAACAAGCTCAAGGGCAACATGATGAAGTCGCCTATGATCGTCATGGGCGGCGGCCTGCCTACCGAGCGTCAATGGTTCCTTCGCGGAGCCATGATCCTGCCTTCCGACCGGGTCGGAAACTGACATGTCATACGTCGTCGTCGACAACTTTTCGGCGGGACTTGATACTCGTCGCCATCCCCTGACCGCCAAGGCAGGGACTCTCCAGAAGCTGGACAACGCCCACGTCTCCCGAGGCGGAGAGATTGAGAAGCGCAAGGCGTTCGTCTCGTTCGCCGACCTCTCCGGCATCGGGATGACGACGTATGGTATGGAGGCTACCTCCACCAGCATCGTCGTCTTCGGGTCTGACTATCAGCCGTCCTACCCGCCCTTGCCGGCCGGAGTCACCTATCAGCGCCTCGACCATCCGGACGGCTTGTCCATGACCGGCGTCGTCTACTCGACGCTCTACGGCGGCAAGACCTTCGTCGTCGCCAAGTACAGCGACGGTTCGACCTATCCGTTCTTCGACGGCGCCATCATCCCTGACTTCGTCAACGGCGTCGCCCGCAACGGAATGACCATCGCCCAGTTGGTCGCCAGCCTGGCTGCCAACGTCAACGCGGCGGCCGACGGATACACCGCCACGGCTTCCGGAAACACCGTCACCGTCACCGGCCCGGCCGGCACCGTCTTCACGCCCAGCGCCACGGCGGACTCTCCCCTGACCGTCACCGTCGCCACCTCAGTCCCTGCCAAGACGGCCGTCGCCGACACTCCTGCCGTCGGCTCGTTCGCCGTCGCCGGCGGAACAGACCCGGTCAAAGCAGCCAAGTCCCGCACGCTCCGCAACATCGGGACGACCGACCCGCAGATCAGCGCCGTCTACGTCAACGGCGTGGCGATGTTCAGCCTGTCTTCCGCCATGCCTTACACGGCTAGCGGGGCTGACCATTACGACGTCGGCCAGCGCCTGGCGTACGCCATCGCGTACAACATCAATCTCAACACCGCCTCCAACGGCGGATACACCGGCGTCTACACGCAAGGCGCTTATCTGTCTGGGAATGACAACGGCGCCGTCGCCATCAACTCTCCAACGGCAGACCCGGCAAACTACAACGGCCAAGTCATCGAGGTCGAGTTCCTAGCCAACCCGACTTCCGTCAGCTCAATCTCGGAGCTTATCGACACGACGACCATCGTCGCGTCTCCGTACAACGCCGGCCGCTACGTCGCCCAGTTCGGCTCGCTGACCGGCGGAGCCAATTCGGCCATCACTTCGGTCAAGGTCGACGGCGTCGAGGTGATGGGCAGCCGCGTCCAATGGACGACGTCAAACACCAACACGATGTCGCTCATCGCGACGGCCATCAACTCCTACACCTCCACCGTCGAATACACGGCGTCTGTTGCTGACGGAAAGGTCGTCATCACGGGGCTTTCCGGAACCGGTACGTCCTGCAACGGCCGGGTCATCACCGTCTCCGTCGAAGGCTCGCCCGTCATCGGCAACGTCGTCGTGATGTCCGGCGGCAAGAACGGCGTGGCTGCCGTAGCCCAGGTGTCGACCTACACGGTCGGCGGCACCATTTCGGCCGGCAAGAAGGTGACGCTTGTCGCCACCGCCAACCTCGACCCTGACAATCCGTTCTACTGGGGTGCCACCCGCGTCGCCAACACCACGCCTTACGCGGCGCTGACGTTCAAGACCAAGGTCCATCTGACCAGCGGTTCCAGCCTTTTCTTCTCGGGCGTCAACACTCCGACCCAATGGGATCGCGACGGCGCCACCAAGGGAGCCGGCTCCGGCTTCATCAACATGTCGAACAACTTCGCCGGCAACGAAGTTCTGACCGGCCTAGCCCTGTATCAGGGCTATGTCGCCGTCTTCGCCCGCCGCACCGTGCAGGTGTGGGGCATCGACACCGACCCTGCCAACAACAAGCAGGGCCAGGTCATCAGCAACACCGGCGCGCTTGGACCGATGTCCATCGTCTCGGTCGGCGAGATGGACGTCTTTTATCTGTCCGACTCCGGCATCCGCAGCGTCCGCGCGCGTGACGCCTCGAACGCGGCCGTCGTCAACGACGTCGGCACGCCCGTCGACTCTCTTATCCTGTCTTCCCTCTCCGGGATGACCGACGCCCAGAAGTCGGCTTGCCCTGCCGTCATCGAGCCTATCGACGGCCGCTACTGGATCGCCATCGGCGACAAGGTCTACGTCTACTCGTACTTCCCGAACAGCCAAGTCACCGCTTGGTCGACCTACTCCCCCGGCTTCTCCATCTCCAAGTTCACGGTGAAGGACGCCCGCATCTACGCCCGCTCCGGAAACGTGATCTACCTTTACGGAGGCACGGACAACGCCACCTACGACTCAAGCCCTGTCGAGGTCATCCTGCCCTACCTAGACGGCGGCAAGCCCGCCCACATGAAGCGGTTCAACGGCATCGACATGACGGTCGACAACACCTGGTTGTTCCAGGCTGGTTTCGACCCGACCGCCCCGACCTCAAGGGATCCCATCGCGACCGTATCGGCTCCGACCTTCGGCTTCGGCCGCGTCGGCGCCGCCGGCATGGGTACGCACGTCGGCGTCCGCCTGACCTGCTCTGCGGCCGGCTACGCCCGCGTCGCCAACATCGTCGTCCATTTCGACCTCAATGAAGCCGACTGAGCTGTACCCGGAGGGGGTACATCACGTCGTGCATAACATGCGGGCCAAGGACCGCGAGGAAGTCTACGCCACACAATGGACGGACGACCCTTGGGCGTTCGCCAACATGATCCTGCGGGCCGGCGAATACGGCTTCGTCGGCCATGCGGATGACGGGGAGCCGGTGGTCATCGCCGGCGCCGTGCCGATGTGGGACGGCGTCTGGTCGGTCTGGATGCTTGCTACCGACCGTTTCGACGAGGTGGCTTTGTCCGCCCATCGGTTCGCCAAGCGGGTCTTCTTCCCGTCCTTGGACGCCGCCGGCTGGCATCGCCTTGAGTGCCGGAGCCTGTCGACCCATGAGACGGCCCATCGTTGGCTGGAACGTCTTGGGGCCTACAAGGAGTCGGAGGCGACCAACTACGGCCGACACGGGGAGTCGTTCTTCGTGTATTGCTGGACAAAGAAACCAGCAGGGACATAATCGCCTCAACGAAAATGTGCGTATTCGGATCACCAGGCGACGGAGGAGCTGGACAGGCGAGGGCTGACGAAGCCGCTCGTCAGGCGCGTATCAAGCAAGGTACGGCCAACATCGATTCCAACTTCAGCCAGTTCAACAACGACTTCTTCAACGGTCGACGCACGGCCTACACCAATTTCGCCCAGCCGCAGGTCGGCCAGCAGTACGGTCAGAACGCACGAGGATTGGCTTACAGCCTGGCTCGAAACGGACTGTCCAATTCCAGCGAAGCCGCCCGCCAGTCCGGCGTCCTTGAGGGCGATAACGCGGCCGCCCGCCAGCAGGTCGCATCGCAGGCCATCGGCGAAGACCAGAAGGCTCGCCAGCAGGTCGAGCAGAACCGAAGCGACCTCGTCGCACAGCTGAACGCCACCAGCGACCCTTCCATGGCTGCCGCCGCATCCCAGCGTCAGGCCGCTCAGCTCGGCATGCAACCGGCCTACTCGCCGCTCGGCAACTTGTTCCAGAATACGACCTCTATGATTGGCAGCGCCTATCAGGGCGGCTTGTACGGAGGCCCTGGCCTAAGCGCCTACTCGAACTATTTCGGCTTCGGCAACAACAACGGAGCCAACGGCGGCGGCCCCAGCAACAGGGTCATCAAAACCACCTAAGCCATGTGCGATCCCGTCTCAGCCTCCATCGCCCTAACCGCTTCCGGCACCGCCGCGCAGGCCTATGGACAGTCCAAGGCCCGCTCTGCCATCGCCGCCGCTCAGGCCGCTGAACGCGAGCGTCAGCACGGCTTCCAGAATCAGGCCAACGACTTCTTCTCGCAGTCCCTGTCGAACGCATCGGCCGGCACGCAGGCAGGCCAGCAGGCAGGCCATCAGGCTGACCGCAAGTCTGCTTATGACACCGCCACCGCGGCCGTCGCCCCGGTCGACGTCTCGAACAAGTCTCAGGCCGGCGACCAGAACGCCAACACGATAGTCTCAACCGACACGGCGAAGGAATCGGCCAAGGCGCTGAATACGGCGTCTCTTGCCGGCAACGCCGCCGCAGCTCTCCAGGGCTTCGGCGACCAGCAGGCTGCCAACGACATCTACAACAAGCGGATGCTCCAGCGGCAAGCGCAGCTCGGCAACTTCATGCAGGGTTCCGCCGGAGTTCTTCCGTTCGAAGTGGAAGCCGCCTCGCACAAAGGCGATCAGTTTAAGAACGTCGGCGACCTTCTTTCTCTCGGCGGTTCCGTCGTCGGAATGGGAGCCGGAGCAGGATGGTGGGACAAGCCTTCGATTGGCAGCGTCTTGGCCAAGAATAACGCCGCGTTGAATCTGTCGAATCCGTCGACCATGACGACCATCAGCGACAACTTCTCCAACTACAACAAGTCGCTTCTTCCGAACAATCCTTTCTACGTCGCCCCTCCTGCGGTTCCGAATCCGTTCAGTTCCGCAATCCGCCCGGCGATGTTCAGCTTCAAGTAAAACAATGGCCGAACGATCCGCATTTGGAACCGCAGTCTACGGACCTGACAACAGCTACATAAACGGCCTTGGCAACATCGCCGATAAGTTCAGCCCTGCCGCCATGGCAGCCGCCCGACTTCAGCAGGCCCATCAGGCGCTTTACGAAGCCGAAGCACGCAAGGCTGGATTGCAGGCGGACGATGAAGCCGCCCGCAACGCGGCTTACACGGACGAGGCGCTTCAGCGTGCCGGCGTCTCTGATCCGATTGCTCGGCAGTTCCTGCTGATGACTCGTACGAGGAATCCCTACGAGGCTCAGCATATGCTGACCCTTCAGAAGCAGACGCCCTATCTCGTCGATGAAGCCCAGCAGAAAGCAAGGTTGACCGGCTCGCAGGCCGACGAGGCTACGAACAAGGCCAACTTGTCGGGCTTGGAATACAAAACCCGCCTCGACCCTCACCTCAGCGACATCTTCACACCCGCTGAAGTCTACGGAATCCAAGGCGGTTTCGCAGCCCCTGTCTTCAGCAACTCCCGCGCCGCCGCAACCATCGCAGGCCGATCAGCCGACACCGCCACGCGCGAAGAAGGCAAGAATACCCGCCAGCAGAACGCCCTCGACGCCAAGGCCAACGCGCCTGGCGCCGGCCCGAAACTCAGCGACGTCCAGCGCGGCCAGCGTATCCTCAATCAGGATCCTCGCCTCGGCGGACTTACGCTCGACCCTGCCCAGTCTACCGCCATCGCCCAGGAGCTGGCCGCAAACCACGGCGACTACGGCGCCGCGTTGCAGAAGTTCGGCATCGACCCGAACAACATCCAGTACGAAGACGTCACCCAGGCTCGCCCCGGAGTCACCGGCTCCATCAGCGACTTCTTCCACGGCGGAGGCAAGACCGTCGGCAAGAGGTTTAAGGGCTTCATGGCTCCCGGCGGTGGCGTCCTTGCCGCCCCCCATCCGTCTACCCCTGCCGACCAATTCCCAGCCCCCCAGCAGGGTCAGTCGGTCATTCCGAAGCTCGACCCGTCGGCTCCGATTGACCAAGCGCCTGCCGCCCCTTCCCAGCCCGCTCCGGCTACGGCTCCCGCCTCTCCGCAGGCGGCGCCTGCCGCCCCCGCCGGCGACATCCTCCCGAACAAGCAGGGCGGCCTGAGCATCAAGGGCGTCGACTACAACCCCGGCGATCAGGTCGCCGCGTCCATGCGTCATGGGCAGGCTACGCACATCATCGACAAGCGTACCGGACAGGATACCGTCGCCTACTGGAACGCCAACACGGGCAAGTACCAGACCAAGCCTGTCTTCCAAGGCAACGAAGACCTCGGCGACTTCAAGTCGATGAAGGGCGAAAACAACTGGCTTGGAGTCATCCCTGCCAAGGACGCTTCCCGTGCCGCAGGCGACGTAGCCAAGCAGGCCTTGGCCCTTGGAGTCATCACACCCGAGCAGTTGGCCGCCGCTCAGGCAGCCGACGGTGGAAACGCCGGCAATCAGGTTAATCCCGGATATGGCCCTACCGTCCAAAAGCTTCTTCTCGACGCTCAGGACAAGATTGTGCTGGCCCAGCGCCAGAAGGCCATGAGCGACCCTCGCATCGCTCAGTATGCCTCCGGAAACTTTGGCACCGCTAATAGCGCCGGCATGCCGTCTGACGCCATGGCCCTTGCCCAGCAGATTGGTATCAATCGCAAGCAGTACGGCATCCCTGAAGCCGGACCGCTCGGCGTAGAAGCATTCACCCCTTGGGGATACGGCGAAGCGCGTGACGCGATGCAGGCGTCCCTGCCGGCCTTCTTCCAAGCCGTCCGTGACGGTCGGTTCGACCCTCGCACGCTTACCGTCACTCCCGCTCCGGCACCTCAAGTGCCTCCCCTCATCGCCCGCAGGTAATCGGTATTCGGTTGCCTAATTCCCTACCGGGGAAAGCATAAGGTCATGGCCGAGTTTGACCCTAAAGACGTTCTTGTTCAAAGCGCAGCGCCTCAGAAGCCTGTCGTTTCAGCTCCAACGCAAGGACAGAAACTCAACGACGTAACGGGCGACGAAATTGACCCGTCCAACGTCATCGCGCTTGACCCTAGTCAGGTCGATTCCGCCGCCAAGGTATTCGGCACGTCGGCCCTGCGTGGCGTCCTTCCGACCGGCGGCGGCTTGGTCGGTGCCGGCCTTGGAGCCGAAGCCGTGTCTCCGCTTGCTGGCTTCTTCGCCGAAGCCCCTCCCGTCGCCGCTGGCATTGAATTGCTAGGCGCTGGCGTAGGCGCTGCCGGCGGAGGCGCCGCGTTCGATTGGCTTCAGAACAAGGTCGTCCCGCCTTCCCCTCAGCAGATCGTCGGGGCAATCAACAGCCCTAACGCCGCCAAGTACGGCGCGATGCTTCCATCCGTCGCCGCCATGGCGAATCCTACCACCACCGTCAACGCGCTGAGCGGCGACGCCAACGCGATCCGTCAGTCCTTGCAGGGCGGCGCTGTCGCCGGCGGCCTTGGTTTTGGCACGGAGTTGGCAACCGGAACGCCCTTCACGGAAGCCTTGTCCCATCTTCCTGGCTCCATCGGCGAAGGCCTGTTCCTGCCTGGCAACCCCGTCAGCCACACCCTCGACGTCGCCGGCCGTATTCCAGTTAAAGACATCCGTTCGCGGTTCGGCAAAAACGCCACGCTGGCCGACCTTACCGCCGCTGAACAGGCGGCTAAAGCCCAGCCTGCCCAGCCTGCTCAGGCTGCCGCTCCTTCCACCCTCGCCGACCTTATCGCCGCCGAGCAAGCGGCCCAAGCGCAGGCGGCTCAACCTGCTCCCGCCCCGGCCCCTGCCGTCCAGCAGCCTGTTCCCGCCCCCAAGCCTGCCACGCCTGCCCCTGTTGCGGTCCAGCCCGAGGCAACCCCTGCCCCGCAGGTCAAACCCGCCGCAGAAGCCAAGTTCGTGGCTCCCGCCGCCGAGCCGACTATTCCCCGCAAATCTGCGGAGATTAGCCCCCCTGAATCTCCGCAAGTCCAGCCGAAGGAGCCGACCGTTGCCCCGCAAACCGAAGCCGCCAAGCCTGAGCCGGCCGCCGCAGATGTCGCCCCCGTGGAAGCCCCCACGGAAACTCCCAAGGAAGCCGCCCCCGCTCCGAGTCCGCAGGTCCAGACTCCGCGTGTAGCCCAGCCCCGCAACGTGGAGGGCGAAGGCGCCGCCCTGCGTTCCACGGACAACCTGCCCGTCGAGCGTGTCGCCTCATCCGAAATCAAGGCCGACCCGAAGCTCATGCAGTACAAAGCGACCGACGAGGTCGACACGGGCGTCAATCAGCGCGACAAGCTTTCCGGCCAATGGGATGAAACCAAGGCCGGCATCGTCACCGTCTGGCAGCCTAACGACCCGGCGGCCCATGGCCTCGCACCTGGTCAGAAGTACATCGTCGCCAACGGCCACCACCGCCTTGAGTTCGCCCAGCGTGCCGGCCGCAAGGATCTGAACGTCCACGTCCTGAAGGAAGCGGACGGATGGTCGGCCCTCGACGCCCGCATGCAGGCGGCCGAAATCAACATCGCCGACGGCAAGGGTTCGCCGCAGGACGCGGTCAAGTATCTCCGGGCAGTCCGTGAAAAGAGCGGCGACGCCGCCATGGAGTCGGCCGCCAAGCGCGTATCGTCCACCGAAGGCGCGCGTCGCAACGTCGAAATCGCGAAGAACCTCACGGGCGACGCCCTCGACCTTTTCATCAACGACCGCATCGACAGCAGGCAGGCCCATGCCATCGCCCTGAACGCCCCCGGCAACGAGGTCGTGCAGAACGCCGGCGCCAAGGCGGCCGCCAAGGGGATGCACCCCGAGGCCGTCGTCGATGTGATGAACACCATCAAGGATCTGCTGGGCGAGCGTGTTAAGGCCAAGTCTGACGCCGAGAGCCAAGGAACCATGTGGGACGCCCTTGGCATGGACGACGCCAAGCTCCAGGAGATCGCCGAGAAGCTGGCCATGAAAGTCGCGGAGAAACGCTCCGCCATCGACGACCAGCTCCGTGCCGTGCAGGGTGCCGCCAAGCGTCCCGACAAGGCCGTCGCCGGCGGCGTGAAGGTCAAGAACGTCGAGAAGACCAAGAAGTACATCGACGACCTCAAGCGTCAGCGCGAGGAACTCAGCACCTGGCGAACCAACCCGGAGCTTCGCGACCAGATCTACGCCGAGGCCGGCGTCAGCAAGGAAGAAGAAGCGGCCGCCAACGGCGGCAACCCTGTCGCCAAGCCGGCCGAACCCGTCGCCAAGTCGTTCGACGAGATGACGCCCGACGAGCAGAAGCAGTATCTCAGGGACAACGACACCGCCACGGGCGACATGTTTGCGTCTCGCCGCGATCAGGTCAACGAAGCCGAAGAACAAAGCCTGTTCGGCCCCAAGCAGGTGGAGTTCCAGCTCGACTCCAACGGCAACGTCAAGTCAGTCAAGCCAGCCCCGGAAGCCAACGCCCAGCCCACCGAAGCCCAGCAGGCCCGCAAGCGCAGGGTCATCCAGCAAGCCCAGAAGATTGCCGCCAATCAGGCCGAGCCAGCCAAGGGGCAGGAGCCGGCCTTGGACCGCATCCATCGCGTCGACCTTCCTGGCGGCAAGTTCGGCGCCGTCGTCGAACACGCCGAGGCTGGCTCCCTCCGCTCAGGCCTCGACACCGTCCAGACCCCTGCCGACGTCGCCCACGTCACGGGAGAATGGTTCGCCCAGCGTCCGCAGGAAGTCTTCGCCGTCGTCGTCGCCGACAAAAACGGCAAGATCATCAACATCGCCCGCATCACCACCGGCACGCATACGGCCGCCATGGTTCCGCAGGGCATCATCACCGGCGCCGCGTTGGGTACCCCTGGAGCCGCCAAGGTGTGGGCCGTCCACAATCACCCGTCTGGTCGGACCCAACTTTCCCCTGCTGACATAAGCACCAACAGCGGAACGACCAACATTCTCAAGAAGTCCGGCATCGAGTATGGCGGCCTGTTCGCCATCGCGAAGGACAAATACAGTTTTGTCGACACCAAGGGTGCCGTGACCGAAGGCGCTGCCATCCCGCAGTTCGCCCGCACCAAGACCATACCGATCACCGAGCGTGTCTTCACACAGAACGACACCATCGGCTCTCAACTCAAACAGCCGTCCGACGCCATTCCATTCGCCAAGAGCGTATTCGGAGACAAGACCGGAGTCCTGCTGCTCAACAACAACCTCGAACCTGTCGGCTCCATAGAGATGACGCCGGACAAGATGACGAAGCTGCGCCAGAAAGGCGGCCTCGACACCCTGCTTCCTGCCATCGAACGCTCGAACGCCGTCAACATGATCGCCTATGTCGGCGACGGTATGGATGTCGCCCAGCGCAAGGCCATCGGAGAAAACCTCTCCAAACTTTCGTCGGCCACCGGAAACCTCCAGACGGTCGACATGGTGGGCGACGGGAAGTCTTACGCCCACGAAATCCCGTCCTTTGTCGGGAACGACTTCAAGTCCCTTCGCGATGAAGGTGACGTCAAGCGTACGGCGACCGCAGAATCTCCTGATCAGACTACCCCGTCCGTCGAGCCGAACGTCGAACGCAACCCTGCCACGGACGCCCGCAAGGCCGACGAGCTGGACCGGCGCATCAACCAGAACGCCGAAAACCGAGCCAACGACAACCCCGCTCGCCGTGGCTACCAGGGCATCGTGGATCGTGCCGTCTTCGAGGCCCGCAAGAATGGCGAGCTTTCCGACAAGGAGGTCGAGGGTCTTACCCGCATCCTCAACATGGTCGGAAACCGTTTCTTCGACGGCGTGAAACTGTCCGTCCGTGAAGGCCAGGAAGGCCAGCAGGGTCAGTACGAGTCGGCCAACCGCATCGTCACCATCTTCCGCGACGCCATCCGCGAAGGCCGCTTCGAGGATACGGCCGCCCATGAGGTCGCCCACCACCTAGCCCAATTCCTCCCAGAATCCGACCGTGCCGCCCTGCGTGCCGAATGGCTGGACGCCCGCCGTGACTTCCTCAAGAAGAACCCCGGCTTCGCCAAGCTAGTCGGCGCCGAGGATGCGGACTGGAACAAGGTCCGCGTCAAGGGAACGGACATCCAGCGCGTCTCCCAGGAATACCCCGAACTGACCAAAGATCTCCGCTTCACCCAGATTCCGGGCAAGGGCGAACCGATGTACCGCGTCCGCGCCTCCGAGGAAGCCTACCGCCTGTTCAACGCCAACGAATGGTTCGCCGAGACGTTCAAGGACGTCGTCCGCAAGCGCCTGAACAGCGACCCCGTCTACACGGAAAGCCCCAGGACCTGGAAGGACAAGCTCGTCCAGCTCTGGGAAGGCATCAAGACCAACTTCCGCCAGATGTTCGGCAAGGATCAGGCGGCCAAGATTCTGTCCAACTTCGCCAAGGGACGTTATTCCGCAGAGGAATACGGGTCCAACAACATCCACGACACCGGCCACGATGTCATGGAATCCCGCCGCGACCCTGTCGCCGCAGGTCAGGAGTCGGCCCATAAGGACGACGCCTCGGACCTTGAGGCGGCCGCCGACGGCAAGGAGCCGACCGTCAAGGTCGGCGGTTCCGCCTACCGCTCCGTCTCCGATTTCCCGGTCGTCAAGTTCTTCAAGTCCGTCGGCACGCGCATCCGCACGGTCGCCGACATCAACCCGCAGTCGCCCACGGCCCGCAAGGTCGCCGACGACTTCTCCCTGGCTCCGGGTCGTCCCGACTCCGAAAACCAGCGGGACTACGGCACGGCCGTCTCGAACCAGGCTACCGCCTTCCGCAACAAACTCGGCTTGGCCCTCGGCCCGGTGCTGAAGGACGTCCAGAAGATGACGCCCGAACAGCGGGCAAGGTACAACGATCTGTTCGTCAAGGCCGTCGAAGGCCGGCTTACCAACATCGGCGGCGAAACTGGCAAGGCCGTCGAGCGTGTGAAGAAGGTTCTGGCAGAGATGCGTCAGTACGGCATCGACGCCGGCTTGGAGATGGGAGAAATCAAGGATTACTTCCCCCGCAGCATCAACGAGGAATCCGTCGCGGCAGACCCGAAGGGTTTCGTCGAGGCGGCATCCAAGGCCTACAAGGCCCGATATGAGCGGATGTCCCCCGAAGACCTTCAGAAGGAGTTCGGCGAGCAGTACGCCGGCGCCGGCAGCGGAGGCAAGCGGAAGCTCATCGCGGATGCGTCGGTCAAAAAGGCCGAAGCCTGGCGCGACGCCGTCCTGCTCGGACGCGAGGGTCTGGACTTCGAGCGTAACATCTTCCAGGAGGGCAGCCCCGGCTCCAAGGAGGACTTCCAAAAGGCCCGCCAATTCACCACGGAAGAAGCGGCCATGTTCGACGACTTCCGCGAGAAGGACGTCGGCAAGTTGCTGGCCGGATACTCCGGCTCGCTGGCCCGCCGTGCCGAAATCGCCAAGCGCTTCGGCGCCGACGGATCTGGCTGGGCGGAATCCAAGCGCAAGATGTACAACGAGGGCGTCAGCGCCGACCATATCAACGAGATGCAGACCGCCTTGCAGTCGTATCTCGGCGTCACCTCAGCCCGCCTGAATAAGGCGGAGACTGCCCTGCTGAACGCCAACAACGCCTTCGTCACCACCGCCTTCCTCAAGGGAACCGGCCTGCTCAACCTTGTGGAGCCGGGAAGCATGGGCATCCGCACCGGCAACCCCATCGACGCCGGCACCACCATCCTGACGAACCTCAACCGCGTGCGGAACATCCTCATGACCCGCAAGGACGCCTACAACCCCGAAGCCCTCAGCAAGGGCATCGAGGCGGCCTACGGCAAGGGCCATGACCTCTACTCCGCCCTGGCGTTGGAGATGGGCATCAACCACCTCCATCGCGGCCTTGATTCCATGTCCGAAGGCTTCCACTCCGACGAGGGAGGCTCCGAAGGCTTCTGGCGCAAGCAGGCCGACAACGTCCACCGTCTCTACGGTATCAGCGCCACGGAGACGGCCAAGCGCGAATCCTCGCTCCGCGTCGGCTCCGACTACATCGACAAGATCATCGGCCATCTCGACAACTCCACCGGCCTCGTGAAGGTGCTGCGGGACGCCGGCTTCGACGTCCGCATGGACAACCTCGCCAAGGACCGCCTGGCCGAACTCGGCGTCAAGCCCGACGCTCAGAACGGCTTTGCCGACTGGGTGAAGGACATGCGCAAGCAGGCCCCGGAGGAACAGCTCAGCCGCATCCTCGACCCGAACGACCCGCAGGCGGCAGCCTACCGCAACGCCGTCCAGGTCTTCTCCAAGCAGGCCATGGTGCAGGCCAACCGCTCGTCCAAGACCATCGCGGCCAACGACTCCCCCCTCGGCAAGATCCTGTTCCAGTTGACGACCTACCCCTACGAATGGTCCATGCAGCACACCCGCAACATGGCCGAAATCGCCAAGAAGGTGACGGGCAAGAACGGATACAGCGCCACCGAACGCCTCGCGGCGACCGGCTCCTACGGCGCCATGGCCGTCCTGACGGCCGCCTACTACGGCCTCGGCGAGCTGCGGAAGCTCATCAACGGCGCCTCGGACAAGAAGGAAAACCCCGACGACATCCTGCCCGAATGGGTCAAGGACGCCTCGGACGCCCTCATGTTCACCGGCGTCACCGGCCCTGGCGAGATGGCGTGGAAGGCCATCCATCGCGGCCAGATGCCTGCCGGCGTCATGGGCGATTGGGCTGGCAAGACCTTCAAGGCGGTCAAGGAACTCGCCGCCAACCCCGACTCCAACGCGGCCGAACGCAACGCGGTCCGGGCGGCCTACCGCTCGGTCGCCGTGCCGGCGGCCAACATGGCCCTCGGGGCTGTCGGCGGACCTATCGCCGCCGGCGCCGCCCAGATCGTCGCCAATCCTCAGACGGAGAAGGAAGTCGCCGACACCATCGCAGGCGAACCTACCCCGAAGAAACGGCATTGACCGATGTAGGGCGTCGTGGGATTATCGTCCTACGATGCCCAACATTGATACCGACGCCCTGGCCGACAAACTCCATTCTGAACTCGGCCTTCAGACTGAGATGGGACGCGAATACCTGCGTGCCATCCTTCCGCTCGCCCTGCTCATGGACCGCAAGCAGCAGGACTACGGAAGCAGCAACATCAGTCTCAATGGAGAATTGGGTGTCATGGTCCGCACCCAAGACAAGGTCAGCCGCATCAACAATCTCCTGAAGAAGGAGATGAAGGGTGAGGCGGCAGCCAACAATGAGCCGATTCTCGACTCTTGGGCTGACCTTGCCAACTACGGCGTCATCGGTCTTCTGCTGCGGACCGGCAAGTGGCGCTGACGTTGTCTGCCTCGCACGAAAGAGCAGAAGAAGGTGTGGATGCGTTGGTATCGCGAACGCCATCCTGAGAGGATTCTTCTCTGCGCGGCCAAGCAAAGAGCGAAGCAGAACAACCTCCCGTTCGACATCACGGAAGCCGACATCAAGGTGGGTGTGAGATGTCCGGTGCTTGGCCTACGGTACAAGACAGGCAAGGACAAGCGACCAGCGGAGACGTCACCGACCCTCGACAGGATATGCCCGAAGAAGGGCTACGTCAGGGGCAACGTCGTCGTCATCTCGTCCCTGGCCAACAGGATCAAGACGACGGCCAACGCGAAGCAGATCGAGAAGGTAGCCAGGTGGTTGAGACGGTACCAAGGGGAATAAGGACCAACAACCCCGGCAACATCAAACACTCCGCCGTACGCTGGGCGGGGATGACGCCAGAGCAGCCGGACGACGTGAATGTCTCCTTCACGTCGCCGCTTTACGGCATAGCGGCCATGGTCCGGCTGCTCGGCGTTTATGAGTCCAAGTACGGCCTGAAGACCATCGCCGGCATCATCCAGCGCTGGTCGCCCCCCAGCGAGAATGACACGGATTCCTACATCGGTTTCGTCTGCCACCGGATGGGGGTCAACCCCGACTTCGAGCTGGATCTGGCCGACGACGACCGGCTGATAGCCTTCCTCAAGGCGGTCATAACCATGGAAAACGGCAAAAACCCCTACCCGGACTTCCTGTTCCCGGCGGCCATCGCCCTCGCCCGCGCTGGTTGACCTTCCCCAAACTACCCCCAGAATGAAGACACACCCATGAGCATCCTCATCTCGTTCCTCGTCGGCGCATTGGCCGGCGCCATCGGCGGCATCCTGGCCTACCGCAACAACGCCTCCAAGATTTCGGCCATCGAGGCCAAGGTCGGCAAGGTTGTGGAAGACATCAAGAAGTGAGGCTTTGGGCTGCCATAGCAGCCTGCCTGCTTTGCGGGTGCGTCCCTACGGCGACGCCCGAACCGGTCGTCGTTCCCCAGAAGACCCAGTCGTCGGACGTCCTGATGGACCTGATCTACGCGGAGATGCTTACGGACGCCACCATACTGACGGCCGTACGCCCGACCCTGAGCGGCCCGCCTCCCGCCCTCAGCCTGTATGACTCAGCCACCCAAGGCCTTATCTCCGTCGCCGGCCAGCCCACGGCCGTCGAGGTAAAGAAGTATCAGGACATCATCGCCAAGAACGACAAGAAGGTCTTGGACGCCATCCGGGCTGAGAAGGAGGCGCTGGACAAGAAGACGGATGACTTGGAGAAAGCCGTCGCCGCCGAGAAGAAAGCCCGCGCCGAAGCCGAAGCCAGGGCAAAGGCTTCAGACGAAGCCGCAATCAAGTCGGCCATCCAAGCCCGCAAGGCGGAATCTGTCTCCAAGCTGACAACCGTCGGCGCCATCGCCGCCGGCGTCGGCGTCCTTGCCCTGCTGTTCGGCAGCTGGGTCAACATCTCCAAACTCACCGCAGGCTTGGTCATCTCCGCCGGCATCGGCATCACCGTCGCCGCACCTTGGCTCGTCGACCTGGCGGAGCTGAAGTGGGTGATCACTTTCCTCGCCGCCTTCCTTGCGACCGACGTGCTTGTCTTCGTCGGCATCAAGACCTGGCGCTACCTGTTCAAGGCCGATGAAAATCCCCAAGATAAAAGTGGCGTTTGACGAACTCGGCGACGCGGCTCCGAACGGCAAGAACGGAACCAACTTCGGGGAAGCGGACAAGCGGACCGGGGAGGTGACTCTCGACCCACGGCAGTCCGAAAACGAACTTCTGGATTCGGCTATCCATGAGTTTCTCCACGTAGCTTGCCCTTACATGGCAGAAACCAAGGTCCACCGGACGGCGACGATCATCGCAGACGCACTATGGAAGATGGGATACCGCAGAAAATGAACGACGCAGGAAACTCAATCTGGAGCGATGTCGTGACGCTGGCCTCCATCTCGGCCGCCGGCGGCATCGTCCGCAGGCTGGCCCTCGGCGAGAAGGCATCGTTCCTGGCGTACGCGGTATCGGCCGCGACAGCCACCTTCGCCGGCGTGGCGGTGGGGCTGGCGACCAAGGACTACGTCAACTCGGTGGGCCTGTGGCTTGGCATCGTGGCGCTGGCGTCTTACACCGCTCCGGAGATCCTGGCGCTTGCCATCATCGCCGTGCGAAAGAAGGGCAAGTCAGAGATCAAGAGGCTCTGATGCGCGCAAGATTCACGGAACGTCCAGCCAACAGACAAAACAGAAACGCCAGTCAAGGCATTGGCCCTGCTGGCGTTTTCCGTAGGGTGACATGATGCCAGTTATTGCCGCGACGGGGCGGCGTCGGCTTGCACCCTACATCAACCTGCTTTGAATACAATGACTTGGCTGGGCGTGTTGGTCGTCGTAGGTGGCATTTCAGGGGCGTTGCGCGCAGGTTGCGCGCGGAAGTTCACGGCCCCCCGCAGGTGGTCGGGGCAATGGTGGGCGTAGACCTTCATCACCGTTTGAACCGTATCGCCAAGCACGCCGGCGATCTCGAACAGAGGGACGCCGGCCTGAGCCGCCTGCGTCGCCCAGGTGTGGCGTAGGGTGTGGGGTGTCACCTTCTCGAAGCCTTCGCCGGCGCGGGCCGTCAGCATCTCGAAGTGGCGCTGGATGGAGTGCGGATTGTCCAAGACGTACTCGGTAGTCCGTTCGGCATAGGCCCGCTTTAGGACGGCATACAGGGCGTCGGAGATAGGGACAGGCACGCGGCGCTTGTTGGTGCGGGCTAGGCCGTCGTTCTGGAAGTGAATCAGCCGGTTCTTAAGGTCGACCTGATTCCATTTCAGCGTGACGACGGCGGACTTTCTCGACGCCGTCTCGGCTGCAATCATGACAAACCTGTAAAGGCGGGACAACTTATCCCCAGCAAACATGGTCTGAGCCAGGTCAACAAACCGATTCAACTGCTCGGTCGAAAGCCATAGATCCTTGGGCGGAGGGGCGTCGGGTAGGTCGATGTGTGGCTTGTCGGCCGCCGTGATTGTCCGGTGTCGGACGCCGTAGTTGATTGCGGCCTTCAGGCAGTTTAGCTCCCGACGCATCGTGCCGTTGCCGGCGGTTCGTCCGTTTATCTTCCCGGCGCGTCTGTCGCGTTCGTAGCAGGCGATGACCTGCGGGGTGATGTCGGATGGGCAGAGATGGCCGAAGTAGGGTTTGAGTACCTCGATGCAGCAGACCTGTCGGGTCTTGTCGACGCACAGGCGCTGGACATGTTCGCGGGCGTAGGTGTCGAGCAGGTCGCCGATTGTCACCGGCCGTTCCTTCTCTTGTTCGGACTTGCCGATCAGGAAGCGGCCGAGGGCCGCCTGGGCGTGAGTCCTGTCCTTTGTGTGGGTGGAACGACGCATAGAACGTCGTCCTTCAGTCCAGCGTATCTCGTAGATGCCCGCGTCGTTGACGGCGAGCTGCGGGCCTTTGTTGGGTTTTGGCATAGGGGGGAATTATCCTTGGTTGATGATGGAAAAAATCTTGGTCGCCTGCTCGAAGGTGACGGTCCGGTTGATGCGGATATGGACCTTGTCGGAGTCGGTCGCCGACTGGCGGATCTCCAACATCGGGGCGTCGTTCGTCTGCGCCATGCCGTCCGGCATAAGCGCCTGCGGGGTAGTCCCGAACGCATCCGCTATCTTCTTTAGGTTCTTAGGGTCGGGAAAGACGGAACCCTTGACGTAGGTCGAGATGCTGTCCCGCCCGAGGCCTGCGGCCCGGGCAAGGTCGGCTTGGTTCCAATTCCTGCTTTGCATGAGCGATAGAAGCCGGCGGCCAAACTCCTGTTTGGTCGACGAGCCAGGCGTTGCCATGGGCTGCGTTTTAGTCATCGGTTTTCCTCCTTTCGGCAGTTGGGTGCCGCAAGGCCACTATCCTACGCCTTGTAGGTGTTCGTCAAGGCCTGAGTAAGATTGTTTGTTTTGCTGATTGACGACCTACACGAACACCTCCAAGTTGTCGAAACACAGGAACCCAACGCCGTGCTTTTCACCCGTATCGACATTCGCAAATTGGTCGCCCACTTCGGCGGGCGTGCTGAATTGCATCGTCGCCTCGAAGCGCGTGGATTCAAGCTCTCGATCAAGACAATCGAGAAGTGGCTTGAGCGGGACAACATCCCCGCAGTCCGCATCGCGCAGCTCCTGGAGCTGGCCCAGCACGAACGCCGCCCGCTCGACCTGAACTCTTTCGTCACCCGCTCGAAGCCCAACACGAGCAAGGAACTCTCACCCCCAAACCGACATGAAAAAGAACAAAGCCAAGCCGGCGGCTGAAGCCCCGGAAGCCATGACGCTCGCGGATCTCCGCGAAGCCGTTGCCGCCCAGAACGCCATCATCGACTCCGCCAAGGAGAAGCTCGATGGCATCAACACGGAACTGCGCCGCCGTTTCGAGGCCGTCCTGCGGACGTCTCTCGAACAGCAGGACAAGCTCTCCGGCCAGCACACCTTCGAGGTGGATGGCTTCAAGCTGACCGGCGAGGTCAAGGCCACCTACAAGTGGGACTCCGCCGCCCTCGAAAAGGTCGCCCGCACCATGCCGCACCAGACCGTCGAACGTCTGTTCAAGATCGAGTTTTCCATCCCCGAGAAGAACTACAAGTCCATCACGGACCAGCCGCTGCTCGACCGCCTCGACTCCGCCCGCACGGTCAAATACTCCGACCCGAAAATCTCCTTCGCCGAATAACCCTCTCCCCCAACACACACATGATCAAAATCATCAAGGCTGACGACCGCCTCAAGGTCGTACCCAAGGTCAACATCGCGCTGTTCGGTCCGAGCGGCGTCGGCAAGACCACCCTCGCCCGCACGCTCGACCCGGCGACGACCCTGTTCGTCGACCTCGAAGGCGGCACGCTGGCCATCCAGGACTGGGCCGGCGACGTCCTCGACGTCCGCGCCATCGCCCAGCAGTTCAACAAGTACCCGTGGGAAATCGCCCGCGCCTTGGCCCTCTACATCGGCGGCCATGACCCGAGCGACGCCAACGGCGCCTACTCCAAGCCCGTCTACGACGCCGTCGCCAAGGCCTTCGCCGACGTCGACCTGACGAAGTACAAGACCGTCTTCGTCGACTCCATCACGGTCGCCTCCCGCGAGTGCTTCAAGTGGGCAAAGGTCCAGCCGGAGACGTTCAACAAGGAAGGCAAGGCCGACACGCGAGGCGCCTACGGGCTGCTCGGGCAGGAGATGATCCGCTGGCTGACCCACCTCCAGCACAGCCCCATCTCCGTCATCGTCGTCGGCATCCTCGACCAGGAAGTCGATGACCTCAAGCGCATCACCTGGACGCCGCAGGTCGAAGGCTCCAAGACCGGCCGCGAGCTGCCCGGCATCTTCGACCAGGTCATCACCCTCCAGAACTTCAAACAGGAAGACGGCACGATGTACCGCGCCTTGGTCTGCCAGCAGCAGAACGAGTGGGGCTACCCCGCCAAGGACCGCTCCGGCCGCCTCTCCCTCATCGAAGCCCCGGACCTCGGCCTGCTCCTGAAGAAGATCCGCGAGGGCAAGCGCCTCGACTCCGCCATCGTCACCACGCTGCCGGCCGCCAAGTAATCTCCCCCACCAACCCAGAAACACACCAACATGTTCGACCAAGAAGACAGCAAATCCACCGCACCCGAACTCATCCCGGCCGGCACCATCTCCTACGCGATGGTCAAGGTCGGCGAGAAGCGCCAGAGCAAGGCGACCGGCGGCACGATGTTCAACATCGAGCTGACCCTCATCGGCGGGCAGTACGAAGGCCGCAAGGTCTTCGACCTGCTCCCCGACGTCACCGACACCCGCAACTCGGAAGGCTTCATCAAAATGGGCAAGGCCAAGATCGTGCATATGTTCGAGACCATCGGCTTCTTCAAGCCGTCGGAACCCGACACCTACCGCCAGTTCAAGGACTTCGTCTCGGCGATGACCCGCCTCGACGGCAACCGCGTCGCCGTCAAGATCAGCATCGAGAAGAACCCCGACCCGGCCTACGCCGACCGCAACAAGGTCGCCGAATACCTCTCGTCCAATCCGGCGAGCAAGGGCTACCGCGACTACGTCAAGCTCATCGGCGGACAGCAGGCCGTCCAGGCCGCCCGTGCCGGCGTCTTCGCCGCTACCGCGCCGGCGCCTGCCTCCGGCACGCCTGGCTGGGTGAAGACTCCCACGCCGCAGCCGTCTCCTTCCTCTGACGCCCCCTTCTAAGGGAGGCGTCATTGGAGAGCGATCTGTTCCGGATACTGCACCTGCTCAACACCGGCTGTCCCGATGCGAATGTTGCTGACATTTTCCAGATGCTCATCACCATCAGTCTCAAGGGACAGCCGGCCGTTGCCGCGAAAGCCAGGACCATCCTGCGCCGACGCTTCAACACGGACGTGCGGTCAATCCGTTCTTTTTAAAACACAGGGCGAGAGCGAGACGACAAGCTGGCCGTCGGTCCATGTCCTTCCGTCTACGCTCGCAGGGATGACGCGACTGTTGGGGTTGCCTCTCTCCCCGCCCCCCTCACTTTCCCATAGCAAGTTCTGCCGTTGGTGCGACGACTACGTCGACGGCGACTACTGCTACTCCTGCATGCGATCCGTATGAAGCTCCGACCCAGACAGGCGGACTTCGTCGCCCGTTGCCTCTCCGCGATCAAGGAGCAGCGCAACACCCTTGGCATCGCCCCGACCGGGGCGGGCAAGACGGTCATGCTTTCGGCCTGCATCAAGGCCATCGCCAAGACCGGCCAATCCACCCTTGTCCTGCAACACCGGGACGAACTGGTCGCCCAGAACAAAGCGACCTACCGCCGCGTCGACCCGGAGGTATCGGTCGCCACCTACGCCGCTGACATGAAGCGCTGGGCCGAGGGCGGCGTCACCTTCGGCATGGTCCAGACGCTGGCCCGCGAGGACAACCTCGCCACCATGCCCCGCCTCGACCTGCTGGTCGTCGACGAGGCCCACCACGTCGCCGCCGAATCCTACGGACGGATCCTCGACAAGGCCAAGGAACTCAACCCGGACCTGCTGGTCCTGGGCGTCACCGCCACCCCTGAGCGTGCCGACGGCAAGGCGCTGAAGAAGTTTTTCAGCAACGTCGGCGACGCCATCTTTATCAAGGAACTCATCGAACCTGGCTTCCTTGTCAGGCCTCGCGTCTTCGTCATCGACTGCGGCCTGCGCGAGCAGCTCGCCGGCGTCCGCCGCACCGTCGCCGATTTCGACATGGCCGCCGTCGAGGCCATCATGGACAAGGACGCCGTCACCTCCAAGGTCATCGCCGAATGGAAGGCCAAGGCCGGCGACCGGAAGACCGTCGTCTTCTGCTCCACCGTCGAACACGCCCAGCACGTCACCCAGGCTTTCTTCGACGCCGGCGTGAAGGCCGACATCGTGCATGGCGGCCTGTCCGACACGGCCCGCCGCAAGACCCTCCACGATTTCGAGAAGGACCGCTTCCAGGTCATCGTCAACGTCGCCGTCCTGACCGAGGGGTGGGACTGCCAGACCGTCTCCTGCGTCGTCCTGCTCCGGCCCTGCTCCTACAAGTCGACAATGATCCAGATGATCGGGCGAGGCCTGCGCAAGGTCGACCCAGAGAAGCATCCCGGCGTCGTCAAGTCGGACTGTATTGTCTTGGATTTCGGCTATTCTATTTTGACCCACGGTGGAATAGACACCGAAATCTGCCTCGAACCGAAGCAGGCCGGCCAAGGTAAACAGAAAAACTGTCCATCCTGCGGCTTCAAGGTGCCGGCCGCCGTCCGCGCCTGCCCGGTCTGCGAACACGTCTTCGATGGCGTCGAACGCCGCCAGAAGGAGGCCGAGGAACGCGGCCTGCTCGAAGACTTCCAACTGACCGAGGTCGAGATCATCGAGATGTCCCCCTTCCGCTGGGAGGTCTTCTGGAACGGCATCGTCACCATCGCCAACGCCATGACCGCATGGGCCGTCGTCGTCCGCCACGACGGCAAGGAATGGGTCGTCGGCTCCAAGGACGAGCCAGGCGCCAAGGCGCAGCTCATCGCCGTCACGACCGACCGGCTTCAGGCCATGTCGTCCGCCGACGACTTCCTCCGCGAGCATGGCGACAAGGACTCCGCCCGTAAGTCCAAGCGCTGGATCATGGAGCCGCCCTCCGAGAAACAGATGCAGCTCCTGGGATACGACGCCATGTCGGCCATAGGAGTCACCAAGTATCGGGCATCATGCGAGCTGACTTGGAAGTTCAAAGAAAAAGCCATCCGCTCCCGCATCCTATCAATCTGAATACCAACATGTTCCAACCGACCATCCCAGAAACCATCGTCGCCCATATCGACGAGGCATTGAAAAAGAAACGCGGCGAGCAGCCGCCTCGCCGATACCTTGGCGCCTCCGCCATCGGCGCCGAGTGCGAGCGTCAGCTCGCCTACTCCTACCACCAGACCCCCAAGGACGAAGGCGCCGAGTTCAAGGGCAAGACCCTCCGCATCTTCGACATGGGCCATGACGGCGAGGAACGCATGGCCGAATACATGCGGCTCGCCGGCTTCGACCTGCGGACGCACGGCGAGGACGGCAGGCAGTTCGGCATCTCCGACGCCGGCGACCGCTTCAAGGGACACCTGGACGGCATCATCCTAGGCGGGCCGGTCATCGCCGGCCTGACCTACCCGGCCGTCTGGGAGAACAAGGCGCTGGGCGACAAGAGCTGGAACGACTTCGTCAAGCAGGGTCTGAAGAAGTCCAAGCCGGTCTACTACGCGCAGGTTCAGGTCTACATGGCCTACAAGGAAATCCCGGTCTGCATCTTCACCGCGCTGAACCGAGACACCGGCGAGATCCATGTCGAGGTCGTCGCCTTCAACGCCGTCGACGCACAATACTACGTCGACCGGGCCGTCCGCGTCGTCTCCACGGCCAACGCCGAGGAAGTGCCGAAGCCCTTCAAGGACCGCTCCGACTTCCGTTGCAAGTTCTGCGACTACCGCCTCCGCTGCCATCAGGTATCCGCCACCATCCAACCCGAGCAGCAGCAGAATTGGGACTGGCGCAGCAACTGAGGTTTATGCGCATCAGCGTCACTTTCACGGAAAAGGAAATGGAAGACATCCACGACGAGGCGGCCAAGCGCCATCAGGTTTCCCGCCTCGCTGGCCATCCCGACCAGAGGATCGGCGACATGGGCAACGCCGTGTCGGCCGACTTCATCGGCCTGCTGGGGGAGGTGGCGTTCAGCCAGATCTTCGACGCCGAACGGGACAAGGACATCCGGGCAAGGTCCGGCTCCATCGACTTCACGTCCAACGGACAGGCCGTCGAGGTCAAGTCCAGCAAGCATCGCAACGCCCACCTGCTCGTCCCGGCCTACTTCTTCGACGGCAAGCCCGGGACGAAGGAATACTGCCACGCCTACGTCCTCATGTTGGTCGACCTGACCAACAGGACCATCACATTCGCCGGCTGGGCTTCCCGCGAGGAACTCATCATCCCCGAACGCCTGGACTACTTCAAAGGATCCTCGCGCCAGTCGTTCGTCCTGCCGCAGGAAGCCCTCCATCAGCTCGACGACGTCACCGCAACCTGGCTGGTCGCCGCCGCCAAGGCCAAAGGCCACCGAGTTTGTTTGACCGAATCGGTCGAATGAGGCAAACCGACATTTCCCAACAATGTCCAACCCCACCGTCAACCATCACGACGTCTACCGTCACCTCGACCTGCTGTTCGGCAGGGAGGCGACCGGCTTCGTCAACCTCCGAGGAATCGGAGAGAAAGGAACCGCCCGCGAGGGCGTCTTCCGAGAAGACATCTTCCTTGAGCCGGCCGCCCTTGGCTGGGAAAGGTTCGTCGCTTCCGTCGTCTTCCACGCCACCCGCTGGGGGCAGCATGACGTCGCGACCTTCATCATCCCCTGCACCCTGAAGGAGGACAGAGGAACCGCCGAGAATTGTGACGTCTTTCGCACGATCTGCGCCGACTTCGACACCGGCGACACCGATGCGAAACTCGCATACGCCGACGAGCATTTCGGAGAGCCGTCGATGGTAGTCCTGTCCGGAGGAACCACCGACGAAGGCAAGGCCAAGCGCCACGCCTATTGGTTCATCGCCCCGACTAGCGACGTCGCCTCAGTCGTCAAGGCCCGCGACGCCATCGCCCGCAAGGTAGGCGCCGACATCCAGTTCGGCCTCGGCGTCGACGGCAACCCCTACGGCCGCGCGCATCAGCCCATCCGTCTCGCCGGATCGGTGCATGGCAAGAACGGCGTCCGCCGCCCGGTCGTCATCGAGCGTGTGGGCGTGGACATCGTCAGGCAGCCAAACATGACTTGGTTCGAGAAGGCGGAGAGCATGCCGCCCTCTCCGTGGGCCTTGGTCGAGAAGCCCGCCGACCCTCTCACCACCCCCGAAGGCCCGGCCGCCGTCGACCTGCTGACCGAGGACGTCAAGGCCGGCGCCGAGGGAGCCATTACCCGATGGTCCGCCTTCAACGGAGTCGCCGGGCATTACATCCACACCGCCCGCGTTGGCAAGATGACCCTCGACGCGGCCCGCCTAGCCACCTTCGGCTGGATGCAGGCCCACATGAATCCGCCCTGGCCTGAAGCCCGGTTCAACACCGAGTGGCTTGGCCTGCTGCGCAACGACCTATCCACCCACGGCCCGATGCCCGAGCCGGAGAAGCCCATCCTTGAGGAAGGCAAGGGGCTGGCCGTCTGGGCGGCCAACCGCTGGGCCAAGGGCGAGACTCCGACCCGTCAGTTCCTCATCGACAAGCTGGTCCTCGCCTCGAAGCACACCCTGTTCGTCGCCGAGGGCGGCGCCGGCAAGACCTTCCTCATGCTGGATCTGGGACTGAAGATTGCCAGCCGCCGCGAGGGCGACACTTGGTGCGGTTTGCCGGTCCTGCGCCGAGGCGCCGCCGTCGTGCTGACCACCGAGGACGACAAGGAGGAATTGCACATCCGTCTGGACGCCATCGACCCGGACCGCTCCCGACGCGAGGAAGCCGGCGACGACTTCATCGTCTTCCCGACCATCAACTCCGGCGGGGCGTTCGCCCTGGTCGAGAAGGATCCCCGCACGCAGGAGTCACGACCCTCCCGCAAGTGGCTGGAGTTTTTCGCCCTGCTGCGTCAGATACCCAACCTTCAGCTGGTGGTTATCGACACCCTCAACAGCGTTCTTCACGGCGAGGAAAACTCCGCCACCATCACCAATGAGTTCATCCGCGTAGCCTCGCAGGTCTGCGGCGAGCTTGGGGCGGCGCTTGTAGTCCTGCACCATATCCGCAAGCAGGGCGACGAACCGATCCGCAACGCCGAGCAGATGCTGTCGGCCGTCCGTGGCTCGTCCGCCATGCCGTCGGCCTTCCGCGCCACCATCGGCATCTGGCACGCCTCCGACTACGACCGTCGCATGAAGGCGATGGACCTTGTCCCGAAGAAGAAGCACCTCTGGAAGATGGGGGTTTGCAAGGCCAACAACCCCGAGATGTTTGACGGCGAGCGGACCTTGCTCCGCACCCAGAGCGGGATGCTGGTCGACGTCACGGCCCGCGACAAGTTCAACGAGGTCAACTTCCTCGAACGCCACGCCTGGCTGCTGGCCGCCGTCACGCTGGCCGCCCGGGCCGGTCATCCCTATTCCATCGAGGGCAAGAACGCCAAGTCAGGCCTCTACCGCCGACGGTCGGAGCTTCCCGAAACCCTGCGATCCGTCGGCCCGGGCGAGTTTTCCCACATGGTCGACGAACTGATGCTGACCAAGAAGCTCGTCGCCGCCGCCGCCAAGGGAGGCAGGGACAAGAAGTGGCTCGACTTGCCCAACGGCCCAATCGCCACGGACGACGCCGGCGCCGAACTTGCGTCCGGGGCGTATGACCCCCCAGAATGGTCGACATACAGGTATGACCATGACCTTCACCAAGTCATAAAAGCATGAGCCACCGCCCGCTCATCCGTGTCGCCGACGATGGTCGGGACAACCTCTCGCTCTGGGAGCGGTGCCGGCTCATCGTGCAGGCTGGCGTGAAGAAATACGGCGACGCCGGCGGACTGCCCATTTCCGGCATCGGCAAGGCGAGACGAAAAAAGCCTGAGAAAAAGATTGCTCGTAAGAAAAAACCCTAAAGGTTGTAGGGCGTCATCCCAACATGACCACCATACTCGCCACCATAGCCATAGCCACCGCCACCCCAGTCCCTGGCTGCTGGGTCGACGCCGTTCAACAGGTCGAGACGGGCGGACAGCGCAACCCTGACGCCGCCGTCGGCGACGGCAGACGCGCGAAGGGACGTTTCCAATTCCACAAGGAGGCTTGGGCCGACTGCACCAAGCTGCGCAAGGCCGCCGGCCTGCCGACCCACCCTTACTCCAAGGCGACTGATCCGGTCGTCGCCCGCGAATACGCCACCACCTGGCTGACCTACCTGCGCGAGCGTCTCCGCAAGGACATCGGCCGCACGCCGTTCCTCGGCGAGGTCTGGCTTGCTTGGAATCTGGGATACCAAGGCTTCGCCGACATCGGTTTCCAGCTGTCCCTTGCGCCGGAAGCCAAGTTCATCAAGGCCGCCAAACTCAACATCGCAGTCCAATGACCGAATCCCGCTTCGAGATCATCGAGTCGCCCGCCCTGCCCAAGGGTCGGGTCGCCTTTCGCGGCCTGCTGATGCGTCCGTCGACCGCCGTGAAGTATGTCGAGATGCGTCCTGACATCCGCAAGCACGCCGAGGCCGGCATCTCCCTGACCGAAATCTCCAAGCGGACCGGCGTCACCCGCGTCACCGCCCGCAAACTCACCCGACTCATGTCCATCCCCTACGTCCAATACGGCGGCAAGCGCCGCCACAAACACGACCGCTCCAACTGGCGAAAGCCCATCACGGAGGGCATCGCAGCCGGCCTGACTCAGGCCAAGATAGCGCAAGGCATGGGCGTCCCGCTCGTCCATGTCTGCCGTTGGTGCCAGGACAACGGCATCGACTACAAAGCCCTCAAACATCAGACGAGAATAGCCAATGTCGAAACGAAATAAGACAGACCCGGACCAGTGGAAGGGCGGAGTCATCATCCGCAACGACGGCGACGCCCCGGCCTTGAACGAACGCCAGGAGAAGTTCGTCGACGAATACGTCCGCAACGGTGGCAACGGCCTGGCCGCCGCCAAGGCCGCCGGCTTCGATGGCAACGGCGGCAATCTCATCGCCGACCATCGCATTCGCGTCGCCATCGAGCAGAAGCGAGACACCGAGATAAAGACCCAAGGCGCCTCCGAAGCGTGGCGCGTCATGCAGTCCCTGCTGTCCGACCCGGCCGCCCCGGCTCAGGTCCGCTTCCAAGCCGCCCGCTGGACGCTCGAAGCCTCCGGCCATGGCCTGTCCGCCATCGCCGCCGCCATCCACATGGGCCAGAAAGGCAAGAAAGACCCGGGCGAGATGACCGTCTCCGAACTGACCGAGATCGTCGAACGCGGACGCAAGCAGCTCGAATCCATGAAGCAGGTCGTCAACGAGATGAAGTCCGTCGAGGACGCCATCGAGATCAAACCCAATTCCTCCCAACCATGATCGTCTACACCAACGAACGCCTCCCCCGCTGGTGGTGGCTCAACCCCTGGCGCCACGCCAAGACCCTGCATCAGGCCGTCGTCGCCCTCGCCGGCAAGACCTGCCAGCAGGACGACCTGCTCAAGATACTCAGGCGCGACAACCGGCGCCTCCGCGAACTGACCAACAGCCTGACCAGCCAGGTCCGCGAATACCGCGACGCCCGGCGCGAGCGGGGCGAATGATTTCCCACCCAATACCATGCCCGATCCCAACACCCACGCCGACGACATGAAGTTGCCGGCCGACTACACACCGAGGTTCTACGAACCGCCGACCATCAAGGACTCGCTTCCGCCCATGTGGTGGTTCTGCCCTTGGCCGGTCGTCACCGCCCTGGCCCAAACCGTCGACCATCTCAAATCGACCAGCCGGGGCGAGCAGGCCAGTCGCATCGCCGTCGAACGGGTCGCCGGCGAAGCCATGCAGGAACGCAACAGGGCCGAGAAGCAGCTTGAGGTCGCCAAGGCCGGCTTGGACGCCATGGGCAAGCGCCTCGACGCCGCTCGCGCCGAACGAGACATCGCCCTTGGCGAGCAGTTCGCAGCCCTTAAGGAACGTGACGAACAGAAGAAGCGGGCCGACGACAACCTGAAAGCCAACAACCGCCTGTTTGCTGAACTATCCAAAACCGAAGCCGAACGCGACAACTACCGCAAGGAGCTGGCCGAAGCCGACCAGCAGCTCTACTACGCCCGCAACGACCGGGACGACAACGCCCGGAAGCTGGCCGAACATGCAAAGGCCAACGAAGACCTGAAGGACAGGCTGTCTCAGACCATCTTCGACCTGGACCGCGAGCGAGCCATTCACGAAAACTGCTTTAGCCAGATCCAGCGCCTCAAGCGGCAGGTCAGGCTGGCCAAGGCCAAGTCTTCCGAACTTGTTGCGGCAGCCATCTGGCCGTCGGACAAGATTCCGAAGGCCAAGGCCAAGCCGGCGAAGGCGAAGAAGAAGGGAGGCGCCAAATGAGCGAAGACCCTACGCCCTACGGCGGACCGGAAAGCGAAGTCACTCGGCTTCGCCTCGCCCTGTCGCACGCCGAGATGCAGAGAGACTCCTTCGAGGCGGCGCTGAGCAAGGCCGTCATGGTCGTCATCAAGGAAGCCGCCACCCCTAGGACCGTCGATGGCGCCACGGCCGAACTTTGGAAACTCCGGTCCGACAATTGGCAGAAGTCCCTTCAGATCGCCATGGCCGAAGTCGACGAGTTCAAGGAGTATCTCAAATGGACCGGCATCCAGGCCGACTTCGCCGAGTGGCAGGAGTGGCGCCGGCAGAAGTCCGACGGCGGGCCGGCCAAGGAAGGAGGAGCGTCGTGAGCGAGCCGAAGGAATACAGCATCGTCGATGCTTCCAAAATCTTCGCACGCTGGGTCATCGTTGACCCTC